AACAATTACATTAGGGTCAACATGATTCATTAATGTTATCTTATCTGACAAATCAAACATTTTCTCACCATCTTTATTTAACGCTTTTAATAACAGGGTTCTAACCATAAACTCTATGTCATCTTCTTTAGCATGTTTCCAAAGTTTTTTCTTTTCACCCATAGTAAATGGGGTAGCGTATATAACCGTATCCCATTCTTCCACTTCAATAACTTTTGTTTCTAACTTATCAAAGTGGGCTTTTGCATTATCTAGTACACCCATTTTATACTCCGTATTTTTTTAATTTTAAAGTAAAGTTTTAACTCATTACACAGTTGCCCAAGTTACAGCACCGTTTGATTCCCAAGAAAAAGAAGCCTCAACCATTCCATCCATAGCTGCACTAGCATCTTGAGTGGTAATAATTGCAGAAACACTGGCAAAATAATCTCCCGTTGTAGCTCCCTCTGGGTATAGCTTTAGAGCCACCTCTGAACCAGCCTGCATAGCAATTTGCCCTGCTGAGTCTGTTTCATCCCAAAATGCACTAATTGAGCCACTTGCAGATGTTAATGATGGCTTTCTAGTTCTTGCTACATCACCCATTGTTGTATCTTCAATAGTGTCTGCTGTTTCAGAAAGACTCCAGTCTTTAACCTCAGCAACAGTTGCACTGCCAATTTTTACCAATCCTTCACTGCCCTTATGATTGCTCATTTGACTTCTCCTTTGATTTATTTTTAATTACAGGTTGTTTTTCAACCCAGCCGTTTTTCTTTAAAAACTCCACCTTAGTTGGATGAGGAATAATAAAATCCTCGCCCCCATTAGGTGGATATAATTTTACTTCTTTTTTGCTCATGTATCTCTCCAATAAGGTGTGTCAACATTAATCTGATAAAACTTAGCATCAGCTCCTACTATTGTAACACTTGATACATCACAAGACACACTTTCAAAAACTTGTGAATCAAATATGCTACAAAATTTATCTGCATATTGTCGTGCTAAATCTGACCCAGTTTTTACTGGACAAAAAATTTGTACATTAATTATACCATTATAGCGTTTCTTATACTGTAATGCTCTATACTCAGTAGCACCATTTAAGATGTTTAGCCTAACCCAAGCAGCATTATTTGGTGGATTGAAAGCAATATTATCCCAATCAATTGGCGTTTCCATCCAGAAAAGTTCTAGCCTATTTTGTATTATAATTCTTTCAGCTTGAAATGACATTATTTAAAACTCCTAGCTATTTCTTGTAGTGTTATCATTACCATACCTTGTGGGGCTTTTTGGCTTGAGCCACTTTCTAATGCAGTTATATATGGCAAACTATTAGTGATGTAAATTACATTATCACCACTTCCTTTAGGTGGCTCTACAAGTGTAAATGTAGTATCACTTGTAATTTTAGTATTAATACTTTGATAACCTAAATTCCAATTTGCTCTTGCTCTACCTGTGTCTACTGGGGTCTTTTTAGTTACACCTCTTAAAACATCAAATGCAATTTTTCGGACTGCAACTTCAGCTTCAATACCTAGTTTTTTAACAAATTTATTTAGATTAACATTAAAATGTACCGCATCACTCATCCTATCCTCACTAAATTAAGAGTGTACGTAGCAATTACAGCATCAGAAGCAATACTATTAATAGAATAAAGCTCACCATTTCTAGTTATAGTATCTCCTGTAAAGCCTATTTCAGTTTCGTTTCCACCTACTTTATCACCTTGAAGCATTGGATATTTAACAATGACATTAATATTATAGCTAGTTTCCACATTTACTATTTGACCTGAATATGTGTCATAATTGCCATCTGTTATAGAAGTATAAATAATTGGTTCGGCTATATCCCCAATGGTTACAAATGCTGACTGAACTAAGCCTTGTATGGTAGATTTAAAACCCATTAGGTTCTCACTACAGGAACAGTACCAAATTTAGCCCTTGCATATATTGTTCCCCAACCTCTTAACATCTCTTGTACTATTTCAGGCATTACACCTGCTGTATCATTTTTATCAAAGTCTAGCGTAATGTCACCAACCTTCAATGAATTAAGTCCTTTACCTTCAGCGTTTGCAGTTAAATCACTAACAAGTAATGAACCAGCAAATTGAGCTGTGGCGTTTTTAATTTGTATTGGTACGGTTGTAGACGATACTGTAGTGCCATCATAAGTGACATCTGTTCTACCCCATCCTAATGCTTGTGTGCTTGTAGCTCTTGTTCCAACCCATGCACATTTCTCATCTAAAATTCTTGTAGCCATCTTTAAGGCTTTTTCTCTATCGGTATTACTGCCTGCAACCCATGTTGTTGCGTACAAATTTGTAGCCCAGTAAGCATCTGCTTCTGCGACAGTCAAAAAACTGTCTGAATTTGCCCCATTCGGAGTTGCATCAATTGACATATATCTCCTTTAAAAACCCCCACCATAAGGCAGGGGTAAGATTAAACTCTCTTAGTCAAGAATACCTGTCATTGCAGCAATTCCCAAGTTTGAGAATAAAGCAAGACCGTTGTACCACTTAACACGAGTTATAGTTTCGTCTTTAGTTTCAGAGATACCAGCTTCTTCGATTTGAATACCTGCTGAACCACTTGCAGTCAAACCAGAGATACCATGCATCATTGAACCGTCATCAATAGTACCAAAATATACACTTGTACTAGCAGCTTGATTTCCTTGAGCTACGTTAATAGGTATATAGTCATTGCGATAGATTGGAACACCTCTGTACGCAGGTAATTGACGACCACTTGGCAAAGTAACAACCTCACCAATTGAAGCACCGCCTAATGCTCTTAATAATGCCATGTAAGAACGTAGAGTTCTTGAGTGCATCATAATGTAATCAACTTCACCATCTTTATCTACAACCTTGTCCATTGCCTCATCCATTTTTGCAAATGAAAGGTTAGAACCATTTGCAGCTGAAGCAACTTTTTGACCAGCAGGACATAAAGCAGCAATACCTGTGATTTCGTTGTTTGCACCTGCACCTACAATCATCTTAGAAGCAAATTGACGACCTAGTTCTTTTGCTTTTGAAGCAACTTGAACAGCCTTCTGATTGTTGATGTTAGAACGAGTAGCTTGAATCAAGCCATTTACTTCTGCATCACCTACAAGAGTAGTTAATGAAGTTGTAACTTGCGTGAATGTTGCTGGTGCTTTACCACCTGCAATTGCTGTGCCTACTGTAGTCCATTGAGCCGCACCTAAAGTGTTCTCTCTGTTGTAAGCTAAAGAATTACCTTCAATACCTGCAAATGGTAATACTTCATAAAACGGGTTTACAGTAATGATGTTTTCAATCACTCCTGCGATTAACATATCTTCCGATAGTTTGGCAGATTCTGCCAGTGTAACTGAGGCCATATTAGGCTCCTATATAGTAAAAAATAATGCCCATGATATACAGGCAGATTAAAAAACATCTACTACTGTATGCCACAGGCAATAAAGTAGGGTCTAACTATCTCCGACAGTCAATAGTGGTATTATAAACCTATTTAGCAAACCCTTGTTCCAATTTTTGTATCGAGGTCAAGGTTTTGTTGTTTGTACCCATTGCTCTTGTACCATGTGCTGAACCACTACCAGATGATGATTTAAACAAGTGTGGCGCTACGTCTTGTTGAGCATTTACCCATTCTGATACAGTCATTGGTTCTGACGTTCCATGCCCGAAGATTGTATTTCCTGCGTTGTCAGTAGGAATAGCTTTTCCATCTTTTAATGAAAAAACCGATTTTGACCGTAATAATATATCATCCATACCCGTATCAACAACACCCGCTTTTGTAGCCGAATCCCGTACAGCATTATCAATGACTAATTTTGCCAATTGGTTTTGTAATGATTGGTTCACTTCGTTTGTTTTACTTAATTCCTTATTATGAACTTCTCGCATTGATTTGGTTTTTTCATCTAACAGCTCATCAATCTTACCAGCATCAATAAGTTTTTTGTTGTTTAGTTTTTCTTGTTTGGTCATTAAGTCGGCATAAGCTTCAACATCAATACCTTCAAACTTGGTATTAAGTGATTCCATGTCTTTCATTAATTTGACATTGTTAGAACGAAACTCGTCTAATTTTGTTTTTTGATTGGTAAATTCTTCTTCTGAATATGTTACTATTTCTTTTTCTTCGCTCATATATTACTCCGTAATATTAAAATAAAATGACTCTGTCGTTACGCATTTTAGCACACATATTTATTTTTGACCAAAAAAAACCCCTCGATTAAGAGGGGATAATGTTACTTACATTTATTAAATTGGCGAACCATAATATAAAGGTTTATCAAGTTGCATTAAATAACTACCCGATATATCAAACATTTTACCTTTTGATAATATTTTTACTTTTCCGTATTTAACATTATCTATATTGCAAACAATTCCTTGTCTTGCGTTTCCAACTCCATTTTCAAGTAAATCTAATCTACCAATTAAAGCAACTTTTTCACCAATGTGATAATCTTTTTGGATAGTTGCTTTCATATTATTTATATGAACATTTACCATTTTTTGGATTCTCATTGCTTGGTCAAGATTTAATTTCACAACCATATCTCTTGCATCATCTAATTTTATATTTACTTTTTTCATTTTAGTTCCTTTTTGGTTTTGGGGCTTTCGCCCCGTTAATGTTAAGAATTATTTTCTGAATAATGAGAAAATTTAAGTTTTACATCATCATGTAAAGCATCAAGTAAAGTTTCAACCGCTTTATAATTATTAAGGTCGCTCCAAATAAAATAAGAAGTAATTCCACACAATTTAGTTTTAATTTCGTCTTGCATGTGCATAACCATTTCCCAGTTATTTGCGTTTTTAAAATCCTCTAATACTTCCATTGGTGTTTTTAAAGAAGCAATTACAGAATCAATCATTTTTTGTTGTTTGTTAGTAAGTTTTTTCATTTTTTATCCTTTAGTTAGTTTAGTTGTATAACGTTTTTTAACGTTATGTAGACAGTATATACGCACTAATTACGTGTGTCAAGCTTTATTTTTATTTAATTTTGGCTTTAACCTGTGCAAGTGTCAATGGGTTTCCTTGTTGACTGACCAAATCCCTAAATCCTATTTTTCCTTCAGACCATAATTTTTGTTTTTCAACGCCCATTACTTCTTTTTGAAAACCAATTGATTTAGTTCCTAACCATTGTTCATAATTTTGCTTACCTGCTACTTGACCATTCATGGATGACCGAGTTCCTTCTGGCACTTTAACACGCACTTTTGAACCCAAATCTTCCCATGATTTTGTGATTGCTACTTGACTGCTTCGACAATTCCAATGTGCTGTAGCACCAGGAAATGGTCTGCCATCATTATATCCACCTTTGAATGGGTTGCCATCCATGTCCCATTGCATACCATCCAAGACTTGGCATGTAGGTGATGTGCGGTTATCAAAAGTTGAAAGCCATTGTATTCCTTCCAAAATGTCCCTATTATTTTGATAAGTTTCTAACCGAGCGGTGTTTGCCACAGTCTGAATTGATGACCGAACTATAGCTTCGGCTCCACGTTTTTGAGCCATAAACGCGCCATCTTTAAATTGATTTGCTTTCGTACCCAATAATGTTTTAACAATCACAGGTGTTGTTTCGCCTCGTATCATACCTGCTCGTATTGTATCTTCAAATTTGGCCTGAAACTGACCTGATTTTCTTGACCACCATTGTTTCGTTGGCGCACCTTCAATTAGAGTTGAAGAAGCAATTACGTTTAATTGTGTTTGACTGATAGCGGGAATAACAGCATCAAATTTTAATGATGTGTTTAAAGCTGTAACTGTTTGCAATTCACTCAGCTCAGCAACTTCTTTTAATATTGTTATTTGTGATTGACTGATTTCTTTATATGCAATCCCAACGGTTTCTTTTGTTTGTTTTAATAACTTGTTTAGTTTTTTACGTTGTGCGATTCGATTTGCTGATTCAATAACACCCGATTCATTGAGCTGACTGACCAATGTTTTTTCTAATTTTTTTAAATCTTTAATAACTTTCTTTTGAACCGTTACTTCATACCTTTGAATATCAATGGCATCTTCCAATAATTTATCTAATATCTTTTCGTTCGAGTTCATTCAAAAGGACTTTTAGGTGGGGAAGGCGAAGGTCTTTCTTCTTTTTTATCAATCACGATAAACTCAATAAAAGTAAATAACATTCCAATGGTGCTAAATTTATTATAAATCCTATCATATTTGATTTAATCAAGATTCATTGGGTTTTGAATATCAATACGTTCTCTTTCATCTTCAACTGAAACATCATCTGGAATAACTTCACCTTTTTTCATATTGTGTAAAAAAGTTTCATGACTGATACCGCCCGATTGCCAAGCACCCATCAACGCTGTTAAATCTTCAGCTGATATTCTTGTATCTGAGAAGTCCGTATTAAGTGAAACTTCTATATCACCACTAACTCCTTCCCATTCAGCCATTATAGATAATGCTTTAGCAATACCTTCTTGAACTGATAACACAGCACCCACCAATACAGATGCTTCACTGTTTTGTCTTAATTTTAATGATTCAGCACTTTCAACACCTGTCTTTTGGTTTTGTAATAATGAAGCACCTAAACCTGC